TGCAGTTGGAACTCCCGCAAGAACAGCAATGGCCATTGCCTTTGCTAGCTTCCTTGATGTTATAGATGTCCGTCATAGGGTTACCCCGAAACCTGCTTGGGCACTCCTTTTAGGACATCATAAGTTTAGGCTTTCAAAAGGGGATGCTATGTTTGCATCTTTTGTTGCCACACGCTATGTGCGACCCAATTCTTACGAGGATTGGGCATCAAAGATGATTGACCTGATGCGCGGTTGTGAAGTGGATGTCGATGTCCTGCTCTCGAGTCCTCCAACGAGGGCCCTTTATTACCCGAAGCATACCTATGGCATAAAAGATAACGAACAATTCATCGAGTCCTTTGATGTGAATATTAGGGAAACCGGACGTGAATTAAGGAGGTTGAGGGACTGTATAAGATTTGCGGGTAAACCCGCCATTGATCAAGGCTGGCTTGCAACGAAAAACAAAATGGATGTATCATTGGGCCGATACCTGGTTGAACGTCCCTCACCTTCGGTACTGGCCAAATCAAAACTGATTGAAGCCGCAGACTCCCTTTTTGATGATTTCTCGGAGATGTACGATATGCCTCGGGGGATGACAGTCCGCCAGGTGATATCAGCCACAAAATGGAAATATTCGGCTGGATTGCCTTTCCTCCCTATTATTAAGAAGCGTGAACATCTGAGGAATAGCGCTTGGATCCATGCAATAAGGAGTGCAGCCGAGAGGATTTTATCCTCTGGTGTGTTCCCTGGTATAGGTTTCCATGCTTTTCCGAAGAATCAACTAGTGGCCTTAGATCAAGTTGGATATGGGTCAAAAGCCATTAGGACGGTGACAGCAGGGGACCGCATCACCGCTATAGCATACAACGTGCTAGCAATGGAAAGGAATAAGAGACCCCCCCCTGTTAGAGCCTTGATCTTACCGGCGTTTACACGTTCGGAAGGAGGCATGCAGGAAGTTTATCGGCAACTTGCCCTCCAGCCTCATTTCTTCGTTGGGGATGCACACCAATTTGATTCAACAGCCTGTTCGGAACTAGTTGTAGAAGGGCCTGTTCGCCTTTGGCAAAGAGGTATAGCTGGCAATTGGGGTGAAAGAAGTACCACTACGTTTATGCGAGCTTACTATGAAGGGCTTGCAGATGGCTTGTTGGTGTCTCTGTTTGATGGGGCAGTTACAAGAAAGACGGGAGGTGGGGGCACTGGATCTGCGGCAACGTCTTCTGATAACCGTGACTGGGTAAGGATAGCTATGAGGGCATCTTGGTCAATCGTCACGAACCTACCGTGTACCGACTTTAAGGAGCATGTTGTGTTGGCTAACGCTTCTGACGACATTGCTTTTAGCTGTGATGAGTTGACCCTCAAATTAGTCAATGAATGGCGTGCCTGCATGTTGG